ATTTATTTTGATGGATGTTCTTGGACAAGAGGAGCAGAACTTGAATTACCTGAATCAGAAAGATTTTCTAAATTATTGTCTGATCATTATGATTGTCGTGAAACAAATTTCGGTAAGTCTGGTGGTTCAAATGATAGAATAGTAAGGAATTTGATAGTAGAAAATAATATTAAATCAATGTATGACTTGGCAATCATACAAATGTCATGCCCTGCAAGAACGGAGTTCTATTTTGATTACGAAAAGCAATGGATAAGGATTAATCCATCTTATAATTTTAGTAAAGCTCATTATAAACGACCATGGAAGAGAAAGAGTGTAGGGCAGGTTGACGGAGGCAGCAAAAGCAACTTTCATTATGATTGTCCCTTATGTGGCACAAAAACAAAAAAATTAAGTGAGAAGTTTACCAGAGAAGCAGAATTCTGGCATGATTACTACAGAGTCGTAACGAGTGAAGAATTTTTTGATACAAAAGAAGAAATACATTATCATACAATCAAGAATCATTGCCAAGTGAATAATATACCTCTTATAATAATGTCAATAAACAAGTGGACAAGATTGGATTTTGATTTACAATTGGATGTACAAAATTTACCTAGAGCTCCAAAACGACATCCAAATAAAGAAGGACATCGTATGATCGCCGATGAATTGATTAAATTGATAGACCAAATTTAGATCAATAAATAATGATATGTCAAACAACCCATGTTCTCTTAACGAAGTATCCAATAAGAACTTACTCTCGATAGGAGGATTTAAATTAGTTATCAATAAATGTCCAAAGGTAGACTTTCTTTGCAATAGAGCAAATTTACCCGGACTATCTCTTGGTGTTGCTGTACAAGCAAACTACCTTAGAGATTTACCGGTACCCGGTGAAAAACTTACCTATCAAGATCTAAGAGTTGACTTTCTTGTAGATGAGAATTTAGAAAACTACACTCAATTATATGAATGGATAACTTCACTGGGATTTCCAGAAACTTTTGATCAGTTCTCAAGGTTACAGAAAAACAGTAGATATTTTCCTGATGACAACAGTTCTTTTCAAGAAAGATCTGATGGTACACTCATCATTCTCAACAGTAATTATCAAGAAGCAGGAACTATCAAGTTCAGAGATCTCTTTCCAATTGAACTGACAGGAATACCTTTTGATGCTACAATAGAACAGCAACAGTATTATACTGCAACTGCTATATTCAAATATACCATGTACGACTTGATCAATGACGACGGAAAGAAAGTCTAGTTTTTCATTAGATAAGATACAAGAGATGTGGGAGTCTGATTCTAAAATGAATCAAGACGAACTTGATGCAGAGTCACTAAAAATACCCCAATTACACGCTAAGTATTACGACATATATAATGTAACGCTCACTCTCAGAAAACAAACTGAGACTGCTTACTCTAAAATTTTATTAGAAAGAAGACAGTATTATCAAGGGAAAGCGACTGCTGCTGTATATGCAGAAGAACCCTTTCCATTCAAGGTAAGAGATAAAGATGATCTAAAACTTTATCTTGACGCTGATGAGAAACTAAAAAAACTATCTCTAAAACGAGAGTATTATGATATGATGCTTCGTTATACAGAAGAGATACTCAAACAGATTTCTAATAGAACATATCAAATAAAGAATGCAATAGAGTGGCGACGATTTACCTCTGGTTATGGCTGATCTGGTTATACGTAAGAAGAATGAAGTATTCTTACGAGTCGAATGTGACCCACATATAAAGCACGAGTTACAGGATCAATTTACTTTTGATGTACCGGGTGCCAAATTTATGCCACAATACCGTAATAAGTATTGGGATGGTAAGATTCGTCTGTTCAACATGGATAGAGGAGAGATCTATTGTGGATTGATAGATAAGTTACAAGTTTTTTGTGAGAGATATTCATATACATTTGAGTTTGAAGAAAATAAACATTATGGATTGCCTTACGAAGAGAATGATTCATTCTCAGAGGAAGGCGTCAGAGACTATCTGACAACTATATCCAAGTATAAACCTAGAGATTATCAAGTAGAAGGTGTTACAGACGCTCTGAGACGTAATAGAAGGTTGCTTATATCACCCACTGCATCAGGTAAATCGCTGATGATCTATTCTATCTGTAGATATCATGTAGAAAACAATAGAAAAATACTATTGATTGTTCCTACCACATCACTTGTAGAACAGATGTACAAAGATTTTGAAGATTATGGTTGGGATGCACAAAAATATTGTTATAAAATTTATGGTGGTGCACCAAGAAATACTGAACAATCAGTTATAATCTCCACATGGCAGAGTATATACAAATTAGACCGTAAGTGGTTTGCTAATTTTCAAGTGGTAATAGGTGATGAAGCACATCAATTCAAATCAAAATCACTAGTGAATATCATGACTAAAATGGCAGACACAAAGTATAGATATGGTTTTACTGGTACGCTTGATGGCACACAGACTCATAAATGGGTACTTGAAGGATTGTTTGGTCCATCATATAAAATTATCAGCACTAAAAAATTACAAGATGCAGGATATCTCGCTAAATTAAACATCAAAGTTTTACTTATGAAGCATGGACCTCAGAAGTTTGATCTTTATGAGGATGAAGTTCAATATATTATCAATAACGAAAAGAGAAATAAGTTCATCAAGAACCTTGCTCATGACTTGAAAGGTAATACTTTGATACTTTATAGTAGGGTTGTCACCCATGGACAAGTTCTTTTTGATCTCATAAATACTGGTAACCGAAAGGTATTTTTTGTTCATGGTGGTGTGGATGCTCAAGAACGAGAAGAAGTCAGAAGGATTACTGAGACTGAAAAAGATGCTATAATAGTAGCATCATTCGGCACATTCTCAACAGGCATCAACATCAAAAATTTGCACAACATTATCTTTGCTTCCCCTAGCAAGTCTAGAATTAGAACACTTCAATCTATTGGTAGAGTTCTAAGAAAAGGAAACAACAAGGTGAGTGCAACATTGTTTGACATAGCAGATGATACGAAAAAGGGGTCGAGAAACAATTACACACTAAACCACCTGATCGAAAGGATCAAATACTACAACGAAGAAAAATTCAACTATGAAATCCTCCAAATCAAAATCGGATGAACCTTATGATGAGTTTTATGCTTCATTAAAACTTACAAGTGGAGAAGAAATATTAGCGTTGGTCATGGTAGATAATAGTGGCGTCCCAGAAGATATAGTTGTGTCAAATCCAGTGGTATGTGAAGAAATTCGTTCCTCTGGAACGAATATACCCATGGGGTATAAGTTTGAACCGTGGATGAAATTAACAGATGATGATACCTTTGTAATTTCACTAAAGAAAGTAATCACTATATCACAAATTAATAGCACTGAATTAATAGATACCTATAAAAACTTAGTAGAACATGGATTTAAACCAACTAATCCTGATCTAACTAAAGATATGGGATACATCAATAGTGTATCTAAAGCGAGAGATATTCTAGAGAAACTCTATAAATCTAAGAATTAATTAATATACCCATCCCTTGAACCCTTACAGAGTTATTGTACATAGAATAGACAAGGTTGTCAAGCTATGCTATAATATGAACATAATCAATACATAAGATGGTGAGAAAAAGATCAGAGCATTATGTGAATAACAAGGAGTTCCTTGCTGCTATTGTCGCATATAAACTTGATATCTTAGAGGCAGAGAAATTAGGAAATCCAAAACCAAGAATTACAAATTATCTTGGTGAATGTTTCTTAAAAATTGCTACACACCTATCATACAAACCAAATTTTGTAAACTATATGTTCAAAGACGATATGATATGTGATGGTATAGAGAACTGTGTTCAGTATATCAATAACTTTGATCCTGATAAATCCAAGAATCCCTTTGCATATTTTACACAAATAATACACTATGCTTTTTTACGTAGAATACAAAAAGAAAAGAAGCAATTAGAAATAAAACAAAAAATAATTGAAAGATCTGGTTTTGATGAAGTCATGACTGCCGATCAGGAAGGTAAATCATCTGAATATAATTCAATCAAAGATGCTATACAATCAAGGAATACTAATAGATGAAGGTTGCTATTATTACCGATCAACACTTTGGTTTCAAAAAAGGATCAAAGCATTTTCATAGTTACTTTAGAAAGTTCTATGATAATATTTTCTTTCCTACATTGAAGGAACGTGGTATTACCACTGTCATTGATATGGGTGATACTTTTGATTCTAGAAAAGGTATTGATTTATATTCTTTAGACTGGGCACAGAGAAATTACTTCGATCAGTTGAGAGATATGGGATGTAAACTTACATCTATTGTTGGCAATCATACTGCATTCTATAAAAATACAAATGAGATCAATACATTAGATTTAATACTTAGAGAGTATGACAATATAGATGTCATTGTCAATCCAGAAGAAAGAACGTTTGACAAACTCAAAGTATTATTTGTTCCTTGGATAACTTCAGATGATAGTGAAAGGACTTACTCCATTATAAAAAGATCTGCTGCCAAAGTCTGTATGGGTCACCTCGAACTCAATGGATTCTCTGCACATCATGGATATACAATGGAAGATGGTCATGACGCTCTGCCTTTCAAAAAATTTACTAAAACCTTTTCTGGTCATTATCATACTCGCTCCACAGATGGTACTATATCTTATCTAGGTAATCCATATGAGTTATACTGGAATGATTGTAACGATAATCGTGGATTTCACATATTTGATACCGACACATTAGAACTAGAACCAGTCAACAACCCTTACCAGATGTACAAAGTTATCAAGTATAACGATACTCCTAGACAATTATTTAAGTTTCAAGATTATAAAGATATGTTTGTAAAGGTTGTTGTATTTCAGAAGTCAAATAAGAAAGAGTATGAAAGATTTATTGATGCA